ACGATGTCCCTAGCCGAAGGAGCCGATAAGCTAAAAACAAACCTACCAGTAGCAGGCTTATTTACTATCGCATGGTTCCATCCTTCAGGTAATGCCGCTTTATTCGCGGCATCGGTAGCTTTTGCGGAAGCTGTGGCAGGTACCTCAGAGGCATCTACTCGGAATGTAATAAGGATTAAGCCTAAATCTTGCTTCTGCTCAATCCATCTTGGTCTTAAAAATCCCATTCTTATCCTTCTGTGATAGATAGGTTCTGAATAAATCCAAAGTGGTAAGGGTTAAACAAGTTATCACCGTAGCAACCATACCGCGCTTCGTAGAAGTCTTGCTCTGGTAGTCTTAGCCACATCGTGCCGTCTTTCTCAAACCAACCGGCGGGCATAATATCACGGATAACATGCTCATTTTTATTAAAGAATACTACCATGTCATCGCGTAGCAATCTATGTTGCATTAATACGCAGTTGTTGTCTTGGCCGTAGTATTTGATTGCATTGTATCCAATTTCAGCAAATACGTTTTTGTCGCCTATTCCAGAGCTTGCAGCTTTTACGGTCGTTCCTTGGAGTCTTACGCCTTGGCCTTCTAATTGGTTTTTTAGTTTCCGCCATTGTAAAGGAGGGAGCACGATATGAGTAAAACTCTTTCCGTCTGTCTCTGCGCTGTATTGGTCAAATACGCTAGTGATTAGATCTGGTGTAAGTTCTACGCCCCCAACATCCGATGCTGTTGTCCCTGGTACTATAAAAGGCTCGTAGCGGTATTGCTTCGTCACTCCGTAGATTGAGCTAGCAAATAATACATCAAAAATCCCTGTTCTATCAGCAGTCCAAGAGTTTTGCATGTATACGTTATAAAACTTCAGAGCATCTAACCCAGTTGTAATATCTAAAGACCCGCTTATTCTTTTTAATGAAAGTACGCCAGTGTTTTTGTTATATGAGGTTATCTCAAATACGCTAGAGTTAGGCGCAGTTGTAAAAGGAGGAATAGCAGCCGCGATTCCGCTAGCAACTAAACCGGCTTCACCTACGTTAACAAAATCTTTTGGCTCAAAGTGTAATGGTCGTCGTCTATAACGTCCGCCACTTTGAATAGTTACTGTTGGATTCGCAGCAGTCCCACCTATACCAGAGGCCGCACTAAATTGTCCTAAAACTCCGGTTGTATCGTTGAAAAAATTTCTCGCTCGGTTTCTATTGAAAGAGAGAAGTTTATTTTTAATTTCAAAGTCAACAACTTTTACTATTGCGTCCTCAGATTGTCTGCTATTTTCAATAGCGTATTGGTCAATCATCGCTCTAGCGTAGTGTCGTTTTCCTGAATGTGCTTCACGGATAGTAGCCGCTACGTTAGACCCTGGAAGCGCGGAGCCGTCTAAAGACGCACCAACCGATCCACCTAGAGAGGTCTGGATTGTTCTTTGTAACTCTTCGCCGAATCCTCCAATTTCGCTTGGGAATTGTGCAAGGATCGCATCATAAAAAGCGTAAGTGTTATTGGCTAAAGGTCGGTATCGCCGTTTAAGTAAACGGGCAATATCTGCATCAGTAAGTTTTGTAATATTGGACATTTTCTAAAATTTTAACAAACACTTTTAAACTCTCCCCATAAATCTCATAAAGTCGGAGAGGACTAGTTTTTCATCTTTTGTGTTTGCTGTTTTAGAACGTGCCCTTTGAGATGTAGCGGTATCCGCTTTCGTACTTAGGTTTTTCTTAACAGCCGCGCGATCATCTTTAATTAATCGCTCAACTATAGCTGAGATTTCATCTGTAGTTAGATACCTACCTAAATAGGCTTCCTCAGCTTTTAAAGCTTTCCTGAGATTCTTTTTATACTCAGTAGTGGCTTTAGGTAGCTCGACTTTAACTGTATCATCAATCAATGTCAATACTTTTTCTTCTCTAGCCCATTCTAGAATATCGTATTCATTAAAGTTACCCTCAATCTTACCCTCATCAATAAGAGTGGCCATCTTTTCACCAGCAGCAAAAAATTCATCCTGTGTAATCTCAAGTTTTTCCATCTGTGCAAATACTTGTTGTTTTGCTTTATCTTTAACCTCTTGTTCTTTTGTTTTTTTAGTTGAGCTTTCGTTTAGCTCTTTTGCTTTTTGCGCAAGTGCTTGTTGTATCTTGTACTTCCTGTTCTCATTATAAATCTTTCTAACTTCTGGAGTCATTCCAGCCATTGTGTTGATTAACTCAACGGTTTTTTGCACCATCCGCCCATATAGCTCGTCAGGGTCTTCGCCTTTTAAAGTCGCTAAATGATGAATAAATTCATCAGGCTCCAGCGTCGCCATAAGCTGCAAATGTGCGCTTATCTCGTTTTTATGGGTAACAAAAGAGTCTCTTTCTTTCTCGTAAGTCTTTTTTTCGTTGTCTAATTGAGTAAATCGTTTTTGTATTTCAGTCCTACCGCTATAATCAGCAGCTAAATCTTTAATAGGTACCTGAGTAATTTTGCCATTGACTTTTACCGGAACGACTGCATCTTCAGGGACACTAAACTCTTTATCTCCTTTCTTAGCCTTAATTAGTTTACTTTCAGGCTCTTCAGGTTTTTCAGCATCTTCTTCTATTTCGTCTTTTTCTTCGTCGTCGCTAGAATCCTCAACCTCCAAAGATTCACTAAGAGCATCATCTCCCTCTTCTTGTGTCTCAACTTTTTCTTCGCTTGTTTCTTCAGCAGAAGGAGCCACTTCGTCCAGTTCAGCATTAGTTTCGACTTCCTCTATCAATCGGCTCATCTGGTCGATGTTAAAATTCGATCCATCAAAGCTTGGTGTATTGTTTCCGCTTGGTGTTTGTTCCATTTTTCCTCTTTATCTATACAGTTGGTTCCTCCGTAGTAGCTGGTACCTCTGGAGCTACCTCCATCGGCGCGGCTGGTAACGGCGGCTGTTGGTGAAGTAAAAGAATCTGTGCAATAGTCGCTTGAGTCTCAGGTATAGCTGATTGTGACCCTATCTCCAATAAACAAGGGAAGTGAGGCATGGTCATCAGCTCTTGAGCAAAAGCAAACGATTTCTTGGCTTTCTCATACATCAAATATTCAGTAGCTAAAAGATGTTCCGCAAAATACTGTCTAACTGCTTGCGGGACACTTGTTGTGTCTGAAAATTCCTTTGATTGCATAAATAAGAAGTGCTCGTTCCAGTGCACTGGCAAATTCTGGTACGGTTGCGGAGCTTCCACAGGTAGCCCCTCGTACATATCTTCGTTTTCGCTTTGTGCTGAATCTACCGCAGCAGTATACAAGTCGAAAAAGGTTTCTGTATCAGCTAAATCAAGCATCCTTATAATCTGCTCGCGCTTAAACACTCCAGGAGCACCATCACCCATAGGGAGCTGTTGCAGTTGTACAATCTTATTTATTTTCCCTTGTCTAGTATCATCTAGACTTGTAGTCCTTTCTACAATTACAGAAGAAGGACCTTTCAGTCCATCAACATCTAATAATCTACGGAGCTTATAACCGTTATTTTTACCAAAAATCCTTAGTGCTCGGTTGTCATCTGCCTTGTAATTTTCAGCAGCACAATCAAGAGTCAACTTTGCAAGTTTTTCAATCCATGCGATCCACTTGTCGGTTAGGGGTCCGTTCCGCTGTTCTTCTTGCTCTTGGTAAATACTGAGAATCTCAGCCGCCCTAGCATTGGGAACAGTGTCGCCTCTTGATAAACCAAACACTCCAGCCACTTGCTGAATCTGGTTCATAAAGTTTTGTGCTAGGCTAAATACTTCCCCACCAATTGCATTAAACGTCATAATCTCCGGCCTTACTTGCCCGTCATATTCTACAATGAGAGGACCCGCCGCCATTGAGGTTAGGTTTACAGTTCCCCTTTGCACTAATAGCTTAGGATGACCGGCTATTGCGACGTTCCTATACATCAAATTTAATAACTTATTATGTAGTATTAATGGCGGCCTAATATCAGTTAAAAACGACCGTCCATGAGGAGTAATCAAGTCGTCATAATCTGTTAATCTTGCTATAGGGAGCTTCTTAAAAGGTAAAGGTGCAGTTTCTAGCAATGTTCCGGCGCAAAACTTAGCATAAAAACCAGAATCTAAAAATTCAGTAGGCTTGTGGTAAAATTCTACCTCTACGACGTATTCGCCTTCACCTAAAAAGCTAGTAAATAGCCCTTTATATCGGCCATCAGTTCGCCCCATGCTTCCATCTATATCTACGGTAGGATTCTCCATCCTAACTTGTTCTAGGTGCTTTACATGCAATACAAAGAGATAATTAACATCGCGCCAAGAATAAGCAGGTTCTTTAAGCACCATCCAAGGATATAAAAATTCAATCCTTACATCTCCTAGCCTCTGCTGCATGTCAAAATAAACCATGCTACCATCTGAGGCTTCATAAGGAGTCATAATCTCTTTCGGATCTATCAGCCCGATTTCTCGCGCTGCTATATTGGCTTGTGCTTGTTGTTGAGTAAGCTCTCCTATAGTTTTATCCCACTTGATTCTTGCGTATCCTTCGCCGCAAGTAGCAGCATGAAAAGCTACATCTCTTGCAATCTGGCCTATTTCGTTCTCATAAAAAATAGTGTCAATAGCTCTTTTGCTAAACTTAGCCCCTAACCTGTCGTGGTAGGTGCTATTCCAAGGAAGCACGTTTATTGCAGGTTTAAATCTAGTTAACATCGAGACTTTTTGATTAATAAAATCCCTAGCATGATTCATTACAAAAATATCACCATCTTGGAGATATTGCCCTCTCATATCTCTAGCGATACCATCACTAAATTCGTTTTCAGCAAGATGCTGAATACCATTATAAAAGTTGACATTCTCAATCATCTGCCATGCGCGGTCTCTTTGCATAATCTGCAAGGCTTCGCATGTATCCTCTAACCAATTTAATAACTTTTCTTCATCATCAGCATAAGCAACTAAAGGGAAGGGGAATAGCTCGTTAGTAGTCGCGTAGCTTTGACCGCCTTTTATCGTTCTTTCTTGGTATTGTAAGATTGTGTCGTAAGCGGATGTCATTATACTAAGTCCTCAGGCTTTAAGTTATTCGCCCCCCAGAGTTCCTGTTTTATTTTCAATTTTTCGGCTGTTATTTTCTCGGAAGTACCTAAAATAGCGTCTTGCAGTTCCTTGTCTAATTCATTAGCTTTATTAGCTAGGTCATTATCAACTATATTATACTTTTCTATAATCCTTTGAATAATAGTAGAACGACGTAGCCCCTCAGAGGATATTAACGCATGAATGGAAGCTAGTGCGGTTATATCAGATTGCTTTTTAGTTATCTGTATTAATGTAGATAGTCTACCCAATAAATAAAAATTAAGGATAATCGCCCCTATAATAGCAATGTGTAAATCATTCATAAAAACGGCCAATCCTCAGCAGGTTCTATCGGAGTTCCCCAAAGTTGATGCTTTGCCAACGCTACATGTGAAACACTCTCAGGTGAAACTATAACTTGCCTATCTTCAAACCCTGCTATATTTTTTTCTAACCACTTTACTACATAACGCTGTAAATCTAAAGTGTGATTGTCTTTATCGGGATATCTTCCGCTTTCATCTGTCAAGTAGTTTTCTATTTCAAATATAGTAGCTGGGCATTTTGTCGTGACTATATACCTGTCTTGGCTACATAAATCATTAATAAATCTAAAATACTTATCTTCATCGTCTTTTTGTTTATTACTTGGAATCAAAGGGAGATTGACCCCTATATCTCGTAATTCACTAGCAAATCCTAGTGCTGCCGAATCGTAAATGCAAGTTACACGAGAATAAGCAGGTACACACTCAGAGACTATTTCTTGGAATCTTTCCCATATTTTACGAGAAGATATTTTCAACCTGTCTGTCTCGTAAATTTCTCTTACTATATAAACCGTCCTAGTCTTGCCTAAATACCCAACTAATAGCGCAGCAAAACACTTTGCAAAACCCGGGTCAAATAAACCAAACCACTTAGTGCCGGGATTATCTTTCAAGAGGTCTAAAATTTCATTATAAGGCTTAACGTGCACATCTGATTTAAACGCTTTTATAACAGAACGCGAGCCGCCTGTTATATATTCGGCCATCCATTGCACTAACCAAATGTCCCAATCGCCCCTAATCTCATGTTGAATCTTTTCTTGTTCTATATCAAAGCTATCAGGTAGGAAAGGGTTATCGTATAGATTCCAGCAAAAGTGCGCCCATACATTACTACTTGCTAACGCCTCATTCTCTATCTTTACATAAAAGTTAGTCTTAGATAACGGCGGAGCACCTATCACCATCCACACAGCATCCCTAGCCGCTATATTAGGATAACAGTATTGATAAGCTCTTGGGTCATGGTCTGCTAGTTCATCAAATCCGCAAAAGTCAAATTCAAAGCCCTGCATGGATTCCCATTGGTGAGCACCCATTATAACTATTCGGCTGTTTATTTCAGAGAAAAAAATTTCTCTTTTCTTATCCGTCCAAGTAATTTTTACGTCCCATTCTTTTGGAAAAAACGCTCGTACTCTGTTAGTTTGATTTAATATCCTATCAGCACTAGGAGAATCAGGATAAACTAAATAACCTAATTTATTTCTTTGTGTTCCTACGATTCTAGTAGCAACATATAGCAACACTTCAGTACCGCCAGCTTTCCGGCCTTTTCTGCAAAATATCTTTTTTTTTCCTTTTTCAAAAATAGCTTTTTTGACTTCTTTCTGGATAGGCGATAAAGTAATGTGTTTTTCTAATTGGTAGATTCTAGTAGCATATTCTTTTAATGCTGCCTGATTAGTCGTCATGCTACTTTATTTCTATATTAGTATAATCTATGTCAGGGTCAGCCGCTTGAAGCAGCTTGGCTATATCGGCCACACTCTGAATAGTAGCCGTCTTTATAATGTCAACGAATGAGTCGGCATTCTGTAACTGCTTTTCATCTTGGATTACTAAAGTTTGAAGATTCTTAGCTGTCTCAGCAAGTAGCTTTATATCTCGTGGGGGTAGCATTGCATCTGCTTCTTTCAAGTAAGAGACTTGCTTTTCTACTACTTCTAAAACATCATTTAAGATATTAGCAACACGGTTGCGATTAAGTTGTATAACTTCTTTCGCTGTCTCAGCTACTTGTATTTTTCTTTGTTCGCTCCAATAGTTTTTTGCCCACCCATCTACTAAAGATGGTTCTAGTCCTGATTCTATTGCAGATTCTTCAATTGAAGCACCAGATGTAAATAAATCAAAGGCTTTTTTGTATTTCTTCCAAAGTGCTGTATCTGTTAATTTTGGGAGGGTAACTGGTTCTAAACTCTTTGAAGCCATAAAAAAACCCGTTAAGTGTCAATCGGGGAGGTTCGAGGTTTGTACAAGGCTAACACTTAACGGGTAAAATCTGTTACTTTCTCGCATCTATTGAGTCCTTGGTCGTAACTATACCAGCTAGTAAAGCGATAGCTGATACAATCAAATCCGGCGGAGTAGCTCCATAAGATGAGAAGATGGCTAGTATCCCTGAAAGAATAGTAGCTAGCCCCGATAGCGTCCCTTTATTTAAAAACTTGCTATCCATTTTTCCCTTTAATACTTTTTAGTTCTTTATCTATCCTAGATACTATCTTTACGAGTCTTTCAGCCCACCCGTTCTCGTCTAGTTTAACCTTATCAAAAATAGGATCTAAGTTCTTTGGATCTGTTAGGGTAGGGTCGTAGTATTCGCTAAATTCTTCTTTATCTTTAAAGATAGCCTCTTCGATAGAAGGTAAAGGAGTTACCGCGGTTTCATTGGCTTCGACGGTTTCGACGGCTTCGACGGCTTCGATGGTTTTTTTGGTGACATCCCGTTTTTGTACCCGCATCCCATAACACTCCTAATAAAAAAAAGTTTATTTATAAATATACTATCACTTTAAAAGTAAGTCAATTGATGAAGGAATACTATAATCCTTTCTTAAACGTGGACTAATAAACTTATCACTACTAATGCCGTTCATCTCCTTCGTCCAGATAAAAACAAAATCACATCTTCTTTTTTGCTCTTTAATTATCCACTTAGCATCATGTATAGATATATTGTTAGATAATGGGTTTCTCCCTTCTATCTTTATATCAAGCCCATCAAAATTATAAATGCAAGGAGCTATAGGCCAGTTAAACCCGTGAAGCTCATGATACGCTCCTTCTATCCGTTTCTCTTTTAATGGATTCCATACCCAACTATATTTAATACCTTCTATAAGGTTATTAATCGCCCACTGTTGGACTATCCCTAGTAGGGTCTTACCTTGGGTATTGGAACAATTAGACTCTAGCTCAGGAGAGATTAGCCACTCTAAATGAGGATGTTTATTAATAAGGTTTTTGACTGATATTAAGTACCGCTCTAGTGAATATAAAAGTGCAGGATCCTGTTTTCGTATACTACTACAAAATCGTTTGCTAGATGTTTTCGGTCTAAATTCAGGTTGTGCCAGACGTTTATTTCGTCGGCCTGCGCCGTTGAGTAGATGTATTTCGACAACACTTCGGAGCGTCTTGCTTCGGACTTTTCCTCTTCGGTTATAGTGTTTTCTAGTGATTCGTTTTCTAATAAGGGAGACTCGTTCGAAACACTTTGTGCTAGTTCCAAAGGTCTTATACAAAGTTGCAATTGCAAAATCTTTTCGGCGGTGTGCAATGTTAAGCAACGAGCTACATTTAAAGTCCGGATGGAATAACGAGAGTGGACTAGTCCCGACAATGCCCTGCGCATACGATTCCGCATAAACCCCCTGATATAAAATTAAAAACAACAACAACTTTTTATAAAAGTTAATTGTCATAAGTTTATTACCCTAAAAAACCAGCCGGGATTATGCCCAGCATGAGGTCTCGTCCAAAGGTAGGTATACCGCGCAACCTTTAAAGCCTCTTTTAAAACCTTCGGTTTACAGTCATCATAAACCTTCTCTAGTGCTAGCTTAGTATTGACCCCCCAAATGCCGTCAACTATTATTTTTGTATCTTGTAATATACAAGCTAAACATATCTGTAAAAATGAAATAGGGTTTTTAATCCCATGATGTACGATAGAATCAAACATAAACTCAGAGAGCCATTCATCATATCCAAACCGTTCTTCTAATCGGTAAGTCTCAACGATTGTTTTATTATAAAATTCTCTAGCTTTTTCTATAGTAAGGTCTTTCACGGAGCCCTTATAGCCGTTCTGCTCGTAAAAAGATTGGGTAATACCAAAGTTAGTAAGGCCGCCGGGGTCTTGATTAGCTGGCCTATTAGCAAGCCCACCCTCGCGCTTAATTGTCTGGTTAATTATCTTTATCCAGTTCGCCATTACTTTCCCTTGTTTCTATAGCTTGCTGTAGTATTTGATTCCGCCGCTGTTTTGCTGAGATGGAGCCAGATACGCCAAGCCCTGACCCTAAAATCTCAAAATCATTACCTTGTAGCTTTTCTAGTAAGAGAGTACCTCCCATAGCCACAATAAGCACTATTACTACACTTAAAGGTACTTGCCCCTTTCCTGTAGTAATCTTGATTAGTTCTCTGCGCTCTTTTCTTGCTTCTTGTATCTCTTTAACGAGCTGGTCAAAAACAGGATGTAACTTGTTTACGTCTTTACGGATATCTTCCAGAAGGCTTTTCACTTCCGAGAAGTTTTCCATACTAGAAAGTCGCGGTTGCTCTAACTATATCTAATACAACCTTGAGCCTACTTTTAACTTGAATAGCAAAATTTAATATAAAGGTATTAGCTTCAGGCGCGACGGGTTCAGGAATAATCTCCGTATTTAACTCAGCAGGAGAGGGATTATTAATAGTAAGGCTATCAATAACGGAATCGACAAATTGCATTGCCTCCTCTAGTACAAGCTCTACAGATTGCAAAGATGATTGCGCCATCAGCAGCTGCTGTACGGCCGGAATCTTTAACAGCTCTTGCACTTCAGGAATTTTTAATAGTTTTAAAGCTATTTGGACAGTGTTAGTCATGGTCTTTACCTATAACATAATATTATTAATTATTCCAGATAACTTTTCTCTTTCCCTTAGAAACAAGTTCCTCGCTAACTATCCCGTCCGCTATCAACTGTTTTAAATATTTCGTGGCCTTTGCCACGCCTATAGAGAATTGCGCTTGTATTTCTGATGCGCTTATTTCTTCTTGTCCTTGAGCGTACTCTATGACTTTCCCGTACTCCTCGCCATTCTTTCCCGTGATAGTCTCTGGCTTGGTTTCTACATAGCTTATAAGGGACTCTTCGTATTGGGGAGCTAAAGAAGCTGTTATCTGTTGACATATACTTTTAACTTCACTATCTGAAATATACGATACCTGCACCCTCTGCTGGCCTTCTCCTCCCGGAAGCACCATCAACGCATCTCCTTTACCTAGGAGCTTTTCTGCTCCTTTGCTATCAAGAATAACTCTTGAGTCAATGGAAGAGGCTACCCTAAAAGCTATCCTTGCAGGGAAGTTCGCTTTTATAAGCCCTGTGACAACATCAACGGAAGGTCGTTGAGTAGCAAGAATTAAATGGATACCAGCAGCACGCGCCTTTTGTGCTAGCCGTGTTATAGACTCGACTATAGACTTCTCACCGCATAGCACCAAATCTGCTAGCTCATCAACTACTACAACAATCCTTTTTAGAATGTCGTTTTTATTTAAACTATTATATTCTTGGATGTTCCTTGCCCCACTATCTTTCATAAGGGAGTACCTATACTCCATCTCCTGAACACACCAGCTTAGAACATTCTTAGCCACATTAGCATCTATCACCACCGGATGCATAAGGTGAGGCAATTTATCATATAAACAAAATTCTAATATCTTAGGGTCAATTAAAATAAGCCCTAACTCTTTCGGGGAGTATCTTTTCAAGAAGGATAATAAAATGACGTTTAAGCAAACAGACTTACCTGTTCCAGTAGCCCCCGCAATTAATAAATGGGGTAGGGTAGCCAAATCAACTATAACATCGTTTCCAAGTGTATCTTTCCCTAAAGCTATAGAAAGAGAAGCATCTCTACCTGCCTTCTTTCTTTCAAAGGCTACACTAGAGATAACGTCAGAGAATAAAACAGGGTTGCGCTTTGTCTTAGGAATTTCTATTCCAACAGTGCCCCTGTTTAATAAAGGGATAACCCTCACGCTCGAAGTCTTTAATGAAATAGCCAGCTCAGCATCTAGCCCCATTAAGCTCTTTATTCTCTGACCTGCGCTGAGCTGTAGTTCATAAGTCCAAACGGATGAGCCCTCATGGCAATTTATCACCTTACCTTGTATCCCATGACTAATCAAACATGCTTCTATATTTTTATCTAACCGTTTGATAGGAATTTTCGTCTCCTCTCTGCGCTCTCTCTGTATTGACTTAGTAGGTTTATACCAGCTTTTTAAACTTAGGAATTGAAATATACCCCTCTCTCTATCCCTCTTGCCAATAAACTTCCCAGCTCTTGAACCCCTCTCTCCGCTCATTTCCCTCCTCTCCCCATAAAAAAACTAACTTTTTACACTTAAAAGCTCTCTATATTAAAAAAACAACTTCGAAGGGAGAGATGGCTCCCTCCGAAGCTCACATCATAACACTCGACCAATCATGTCATTGACATCCATTTCCGACCAACCAACACGACCGCTCTCTATCAACCTGCGTTTTAATTCGCATATTTTAACCATCTCTTGCTGAGCGATATTGCGCTCAGTAAGAGAATCAAACATCTTTAACTCTTTATCTAAAAACTCATTCAAAGACTCGGGAGTAGGTCCCCATTTTCTAAAGGCACGCTTAAAAGCTATCATCTTCATTGAAAAGCCAATAGCCCACCCACCAGCCAAGCCCATAATAAACCATTGACCACAATCAATAAGACTCATCTCTTCCCCCCGTCGTAATACCTAGCATGCCCAGCTTTAACCATCAGGTCATTTATATTTATATCTATCCAAGGAATAGGATAAAATATCTCAGCCAATGTCCTCCCATACTTATCCCGACCAATAAGTTTAACCTTTACAATCTTACCAATCTTGCTTCGTAAAAACTTAGTAGCTTCCGTTTTAGTCGGCTCTTTGTCCGAAGCATCAATCCTATTAAGCCTAAGAGTCACACGCTTGGCTTCTCTTGCAAAAAAACTACCGCGTATCTCTATAGTGTCACCGTCAATGATTCGGACAACGTGGCGCATCCTGCAAGCCCACAGCACTACAGGCGAGATAAACTGCCCAGCTACCACCCCTGAGCCAATGCAAATAAGTGCTAGCTGGTCAAAACTCATAGTGAAAGTGAAAAAATAGCCATTGATATTAAAGCACCACAAGCAATCCCTAAAAATACTCCACCAGTAAAAAACCCAAAATGCGATAACTCTCCACCTGCTATCATTTGAAAATACCCCCCCATATACTTTTGCGCTCTTCAGATTTCATCTGAGCGTATTTTATTCTTTGTTGATGCTGCACGTTAAGCGTCCTAGCTAAATATATCCCCCCAATAAATAGCGAGACTATAATTACGCCACGCTCCCATGCACCACCTAGATTCTTCACCACCATAGCAAACAATACAACCAAAGCAGCAATGCCAGCCGTTGAGCCGGTAAACATAGAAAATATATCCATAGCGCCTCCTCCTTCATCGTTTGATGATTATATATGTATATATAAAGTTCGTCAAGGTAAGCGCGGAGCTTGAGGCGAAAGTGAGGGCTAAAATCTTTCGGGGAGGGTAGACAAGGACTTTACCAAAAAGCAAAGACCCCATACCCCCCCTCGAGTTTTTCCGCTGGGAATTTTGGCCAGCACCAAGCACACCTACGCCCTAGGCGCATCTAGTTTTAAAACAATGTTTGAGAAACATTAGTATACTTTTATACTAACACTTTTTGAGGATAGGGCACCCTACAAAATATGCCAGTAAGTTTCAATTTGTTTTTGCAATTTCTATTTCAATTTACTTTTTTTTAGTTACTGAGAATTACAGTTCTCAGTAGGTAAGAATCGCTATCACTTTTTTTTGTTTGTCAATAGGTAAAATAGGGATTCGCTATATTTAAACGATTAGTGGAATTTTAAAGGAATAAAAAGTGCTGCGCCTATTACATCTAAAAAAGATAGTCAACCCCTAGTAGAATGGTCATTCTAACTAATATAAATCAAACGCCGTTTGTCAACTATTGTTTTATCTGGTAGAACTAGACCGACGTTTTACAACCAATGTTTTACCTGTCAGAACCCAACCACCGTTTCTGTCTCACTAGATAACATTATGTTTTACCTAATAAAATAAAATGCCGTTTTGGCGCTCGTAAGTGCCTGATTTTGACCGTAACCCCTTGATATTATTTGATGCAAATTACATGCCCGTGATGCCCGTGGTCATTTTAGGAACATTAAAAGCATCTAACTAGTGTGATTTTATTAAGCAAACCTCACACCCGTCACACCCGTAAAAAAAAAGCATAAATACATCACGAAGCGAGAGAAAAAACCGCGTGTCGGAAAAAAAAAGGGTGTGAGAGAAGTGAAAATGAAATAAAAAATATTATCTATATATATTATATACTTATCTATCTTTTCCACAGCTTTCTCACCACCCCTGAAACCACCCATTTGACGCCCCGGGCATGAGGGCATGTAATTTACATCAGCTTTTTCTAAAACAGTATTATATTTTAAAAAAATATCATTTTTTTTATTTTTATTGACCGATACATTTTATAAATGCATCATATAAACATAATCGACGGAGGATATTATGAGAAACGAAAAGAACGTAATCTGCCCTAGCTCTTGGCAACTTGCTTCTATACGCTGGGAGCTTCGCAAGGACAATAAAGAAAACTGGTACCCTTTCGAGGCTCGCCTAATTGATGGTTATTGGCAGTGGCAATGCCTACGGCCTTGCAACCCTTTTAAGACGCTTGGTCATGCTTCGAGGTATATTACTAAGCAAATGGCGAAACTTGCGATTCTAGCTACTTTTACGTTCATTACAGCGGCATGCCCTACAGGTGAGGGCTCCGAGAATGATTGCCCGGGTAATTGCTGTATTGAGATTAACACTTTAAGGCAGTTGTTAAGTAATCCTTAACAACTGAAAGTCGAATTAAGGCTAAATATGACATACACACTACATCACGGAAATTGCCTCGAGGTTATGGTTTTAATGGAAGCCAACTCGATTGATGCTATCGTGACTGATCCGCCTTATGGTTTATCTTTTATGGGTAAGAATTGGGATTGTGGCGTACCGGGCAAGGCTTTTTGGCAAGAAGCTTTGCGAGTCGCTAAACCGGGAGCGCACTTGTTGGCCTTCGGCGGTACTCGCACATTTCACCGGTTAACATGTGCTATTGAGGATGCTGGCTGGGAGATTCGCGATTGTGTGATGTGGGTCTACTCAAGTGGTTTCCCTAAGTCGCATAATCTTAAAGGCCAATGGCAAGGCTGGGGCACTGCGCTTAAACCGGCATGGGAGCCCGTGATCATGGCCCGCAAGCCCTTAAAGGGCACTGTAGCCGCCAATGTGCTGAAGTATGGCACTGGCGCAATCAATATAGATGGATGCCGGGTAGGAGCTCTTACTTTCGGCCGCTGGCCAGCTAATTTTACCCATGATGGAAGCGATGAGGTTATGGGGTTGTTTCCGCAGGCGGCCTCAAGTACTTGTGGTGTACGCGACCCAAACGGAACCATGGGCTACCACGGCGGCGCCAGTGGCTTACCTGGGGTGGTCTCTGGGTATGCCGACACCGGCTCCGCCGCCCGGTTCTTTTATTGCTCTAAGGCTACTCAGCGTGACCGCGACGAAGGGCTTGATGAATTTGAAGAAAAACAAGCTAAAAGAACATTAAAAGGGAAAGACTCTCGAGGCCGTCCAATCCCTAGAAATAAAAACATTCATCCCACAGTTAAACCAATTAATCTTATGCGCTACTTGTGCCGATTAGTAACACCATTAAGCGGAGTCGTGCTTGACCCTTTTATGGGGAGTGGCAGCACCGGCAAGGCTGCAATCCTAGAAGGCTTTAAATTTGTTGGGATAGAATTAGAAGAGGAATACTTACGCATTGCAGAAGCTCGAATAAAACATGCTACCTACGCACCGCAAAAACTATTTTAATTTAATACATCAACTTAAAGCTAAACATGACATACACACTACATCACGGGGATTGCCTCGAGGTTATGGCTTCGATGGAAGCCAATTCAGTTGACGCTATTATAACCGATCCACCCTATTTTAAAGTAAAGGCTGATTATTGGGATCGGCAGTGGGATAAACCGGCTCAATTTCTAGCATGGCTCGACCAAGTGGCGGAGCAATGGCAGCGTATTTTAAAGCCTAATGGCTCGCTGTATTGCTTCGCCTCCTCTAAAATGGCGGCACGGGTAGAGGTGATGCTGGGAGAAAGATTTAATGTATTAAATCATATCGTTTGGAATAAAAACGGTTATAGTTGGAGCAGATTAAACTGCAAAGAAACTATGCGGCATTATTTTCCAGAATCTGAGCGGATTATTTTTTGTGAACATTACGGAGCAGATAACATTACTAAGGGAGAAGCTGGCTACGCAGCTAAATGTGATGAGCTACGAGGATTTATTTTTGAGCCTTTGCGAGCATATTTAGACGGGGAAAGGCAAAAAGCAAACATTACGCTGCAACAAGTGGATGAGTGTACTAATACGCAAATGGCGTCCCACTGGTTTGCTCAAAAACAGTGGATTTTGCCAACAGCTAAACATTACGCAACTTTACGCCAATTATTTAATGCCAACGGTGGGGACTACCTACGCCGTGAATATGACGACCTACGCCGTGAATATGACGATTTACGCCGCGAGTATGAAGACCTACGCCGTCCTTTTTCGGTGTCGGCAAAAGTACCTTTCACGGATGTTTGGACGTTTCCTGCAGTGCATATTTGTTATAGAAGGCATCCTTGTGAAAAACCTGCAGCGATGCTTGAGAACATTATTAGTGCCTCGACTCGTCCCGGTGCTATAGTGCTTGATTGTTTTGCTGGAAGTGGCTCGACCTTAGTTGCAGCCGAAAAATTAAAGAGGTTTCCTATTGGGATCGAATTAGATCCTCATTGGTTTAAAGTTATAGAAAAACGAATGCAAACTTTTCAGATGCCTTTACTTACAGAGTTATAATAATACATTAACAATAAAAAGAGGGATAACATGACTAAACAACCTACTAAAAAACAAGTGACTACAGCTTATGAAAAAGTAAAGAATTTACCTGAATCCCAAAAAGAGAAGGACGCATCTAAAAAGTATAAGGCATAATAGGAGGACTTATGAATCCCAAAGAATTAATTGAGCTAGTGAAACAATGCGTTGATATTAATGACCAAGAAACATTAAAAGAGCTTGCTAGGCAATTAAAGGTTACAGTCGAGCAACTAAAAAGTATGGCTGGAGTTTGCAAGTGATACGATTACAGAGTATGCGTGCAAGAAAAACTACGCATCCAGATTTTAAGTTTTGCGTGACATTGGATCGCGATATTGTGGGGTTTTTTAATAAAGTAGAAGGAGGCTACGCTTTATTTAACAGGCAAGAATCACTAGTCGGGGTATTTAAAACTATTACCAAATTAAAAATTAGTATTTTAAATAGTAAGGGGATATATGTATAAAGTAACGTGGAAAGAAGAGGGTAACGTTTATGTGTTCAGGACTGATTCGCTTGAAAGAGCAGAAGAGTTTAGAAAGGAGCTACTAGCTCGCTCATGTGATGTTATCGCTGTTAGTTGTGTAGAGAGAGAGTTCGCAAGGTAAAATACCTTACTTGTGTAAGTTTTTTAGAGGATTAAGCCCTTAAAAAGGTTTAATTCTCTTTTTTTTTGCCCCTTGTTGCTGTATATTATAAGTTAAAAACAACGGGGAATAATGGACAAAAAACTAAATTTAAAAAATGGTTGGAGCTTGACTCAATATGCGCGAGCTAACCCACGGACTAGCAAAGAATCACGCTTTGCATACTTAGAAAAAATAAACGCTACTATCGTCTACATATATACAGGTAGACGACCTAGGAGCGTTATATCTTATACAGAATAAAGTTAGTTTACAAATCTAAGTCTTGTTTCAAGCCGTCCAGTGCGTGTCGGCCTTTGCCATACCTTGACTCTTTTACCTTCCAATAAAGTATTCATAATCTCTTCGCGCTCTTTCGCTGGTATGTGATACATTCGCTTTGATATTTCAGTTTTTGTGCGTCCATTTCGACCGCCTAACTTTAAAAACTTAATAAATTGCTCAGTCTTTTCCCCTATCGAGCTTTTATGTAAATTCTCATCCGTTAGATGAGTACATAAAGTATCTGAGCATCCGATTACTAATTTATTGGCATACTCTATCGCCTCAATGTTGGTTTCATTATCAATATTAGATAAAATAGTACACAATTTATCAAAGTGTTCACCTTGTCGTCCTCTTATACTTACTTCGTTAGTATCTTTCTTTTCTTGGGTTATTTTATCATAGTAATTTATAATATCTCTATATAAATCCTCTCCTCCTGATGTAAATTTAAGTTTCATCGGCCTAGCGGTAAGAATGTTGGAGATTCTTTGCAGCTCTTCAAGTAGCTTTATGTCTATTTCTTTATTGCCTGCGCTCCAATTTCTTTTTCGCTGTTCAGGTTCAATGCTTTCAAATATAAGCCATCGACTTAAAAACCCATCGGCTGCGTGTTCTGCGCTAATGTTGCTATAAAAAGTCTCAGGAGTTGTAACACCATAGACACTTAAAAATGGACTCTGCACGTCTAAACGTTCGGTTGCGCCTTGTCTTGAGCTGTATTCAGCCCCCCTCACCTTCCTGTTAGCATTAAACATTACCATTAGGGTTTCCCTAAGCCCTAATGCGTTTTTGTCTGAATATCTATTTATTAATAAAGGCTTTAAATAAATACCGGCTTCATCAATCATGCTCAAGGAGCATCCTCCTGTCCTATTTAATGCGGTACTAACTGAAGGACTGGACACAAGCTTCCCAACTGTATACCCATCAGCACCACACGCAGCTAGGATGCTATCGACACAGCTTAGGTTATGACCTTTACCGCCCGCAGCAGAGCCGGTGCCGATGGTGTACAGGTTACAAAATCCGTTAAAATATCCTACATAGTTTTTGCGCTTCAGCATTGACACAATCACCAAAGCACTTTGTAAAGCTAAAATAGGAATCGGGAATATAGCACTATCTGTTATTGCTTTGACTAGCTCGCCTACTAAGTTAGGAGCCTTTGCTACTATATCGTCTGTAATTGCCGTAGCTGGTAGCTCTATCTTGTGCTCTTCCTCTTCCTCGTCTGGTTCATCGCTTACAATCTGAACAGTGCCAAGGGTACCGCCTTCATAATTTTTGACAGTGGATATAATGCGACGGGCTTCTTCTTCAAACCGTGATGCCGGTAATGGCGGCGTAAATCTATTATTAGCTATAGTTAAGATATCCAGTATTTCGCTTTCTTCAAGCCCTTTTGCTGCCCATTTACGAGCAAGTTTCATCAAAGTTTCATGACGCTCTCCCTCTCCTACTAAATGAGTTTCAGAGAGTTTTACAGTTGTTTTTGTATACTCAGAAATACTTGCGTGAATGTTTAATTCTAGCTTAGTAATTAACTGGTCGCCTGATATTACATCTTTATTTAAACTTTTCGCTCTAACTAAAAAGGAATTATCTTTTT